ATAAGGCTCCGGCCCGGCCGCACCCGCAGTGCATGTGCTATATCACGCCAAAGGCGATTGATGAGGATGAGTTCATTGAGAACTTTCTCAACGGCGATTACAACGACTTCCTTGACCGGGAGCTAGCGGCTGCCGGCTGGAAGCCGGAGCCGCCTGCCGCGCCGACCGCAGCCAAGGACGCGGGCACGCACGCGCAGACGCCGGAGCAGCGTGTGACGGTCGCGCCGGTGCAGTCTCCGGCGGAGCCAGCGCCTGAGCCAGACATCGCGCCTAAGACGGCTACGGACGGCTACACGCCGGGCCAGTGGGCGCAGCGGTCGGACGACCGTGAGGAGCGCATCGCTGAGATGATGGCGAGCGCCAAGAAGCTCAACAAGTCGCTGAGTGATGAGGAAGCCAGGGAGTTTGCCGAGCTTCTGGTTGATGAAACGACGGATGAGACTGATGTCCGATTCATCAACGGTCCGCATGAGGTGATCTTCCGGGGCAGCCTGTCGCCGGAGAAGCAGCAGACGTTCCTCAGCTATGTGGACCATATGCAGTCCAAGTTCCCCGCCAATCGCAAGATGGCGATCAGGGTGGACCCCTCCACTGACTTCGAATACGGAGTTGGCGGCGAGACCACGCTTGCGACCGGCCACATGCGTATCAACGAGCGCGTGATGCAGCAGGACTTCTGGCCTGGTATGCCGGTCAGCAAGGAGGTTCCGTCTGCGCTGTACGTTCTGGCACATGAATGGGGCCATGCCTTCCCGGACAAGGCGGACGCTCGCAATACTCACGTCCACAGCCATGCCGTGGCTGCCGGCGGAATGACCAAGTACGGAACGCACGGCGGAGAGGGGCCAGAGGGCCACGCATCCGAGGGCTACGCAGAGGCGTTCGCTGAATGGTCGCTGAGCGAAGGCAAGACTACCAATGCCGCCGCGCAGGAATACGCACGGCAATTCCATTGGAAGGAGCGCTTTGGAAACTGAGCTGATTCTTGACGGCAAGGGCGGCGCCAAATCGGTCAAATTCAGTGAGATGACCGACGACCAATTGCGGATTCGCTGCTGGGTATTCCCCGAGGCTTTTGCGGAATACATGCGGCGCAAGGTCGCCAAGCGGAAGAATGCTCCCACCTCAGGATAGAGTTGGACTAGCGGACGGGCTACGGAGTCCGGTATAACAGGAGGCTGAACGGCATGACCACCCCGAACGGTGAAGGCGCACAGAGCGGCGCGGAAGGCACTCAGAGCGGTGCTGGCGAAAACACCACTGGGAACGGCGACAACACGCAGCAGACCGGCACAACCGCACAGAGCGGCGGTGAGGGCCAGGGCCAGACGGCTACCGACAACACGGTGGACCGCTCGGAGCTGGACAAGGTGCTGGAGCGCATGCGGGCTGCCGACCAGCGCGCCAGCAAGGCGGAGGCGGACCTCCGGCAGCTGCGCGACAAGGACTTGCCCGAGGCCGACAAGCTCAAGCGCGACTACGAAGAGGCCGCAGCCCAGGTGCAGAAGCTCCAGGAGACCAACAACGCGCTCGCGTTGAAGGTGGCGTTCCTGAGTGACAACACCTACCAGTGGCACAACCCGGAGCGCGCGCTCAAGCTGGTGGACCTGAGCCAGGTGGAGATCCAAGAGGACGGCAGCGTGCGCGGCCTGAAGGACGCGCTCAAGGCGCTGGCGACCTCGGACGATTACCTGATCAAGAAGGAAGTCAAGGAGGAGTCCAAGCAGCCCGCTGGGACGGCTCCTGGCAACAACGGCGGTACGGGCTCCAAGTCCACCGCGTCGCGGGGCATGGCCGCCCGCATTCCGGCACTCAACACGCGGGTCAAGCGAAGCTGACCCAAGTCCTGACCAACAAACTAGACCTCTGAAGGGAGGGACCTGGTGAGTCGTTTCGACAAGTACGACCCGTATGACGGTGGTTTCCGTGCCCGCCTCAACGCGGCGCTGACCACCTCCGACATCGGCAAGCTCCGGGCGGTTTCCATCAACACGTCCGGGCGCGTCGTGATCGGTGGAACAGGTCTGATCGACATCCGTGGGCTCATCTGCCCGACGGAGGCCATGGCCGCCGGTGCGGCGATCGACGTCATGACCGACGGCGAGATCGGGGACGCCACCACGACTGCCGGCGCGGCGTTCACGGCCGGGGCGCTGGTGTACTGCCACGCCGACGGCACGATCGACGCCGTCGCCACCTCGGGTAAGGCCATCGGTTTCACGGTGGAACTTACCCGACTGATCGTCCGCGTCCCCACGACGCAGGCAGCCTGAGGGGAGGGTAGGAAAACATGGCAAAGGGTTACTCCGCCAAGGCGGATATTCTCACTCGTACCCGCGACGGACAGGATCTCAACGCGGTCTGGGACGCCTACCAGGCGGCGCTCATGGACTTCAACGCCGCGCGTCAGCCGCTCATCGACCTGCTCTCCAGCCCGGCCGACGGCATCGTGGACGACGTTGCCACGCCCGGCACCGAGCGTTTCGAGCTGGCGTCCGAGTTCGGTCTGCCGATGTCGATCCGGCCTGCCCCGGCGGTCACCAGCCGGGCGTACCCGTTCGAGTGGTATGACCTGCGGCAGGGCTACACCTGGCGGTTCCTCGCCAAGGCGACGCAGCGTCAGCTCGACATGGTTCTCCAGCACGCGCTGGAGGCGGAGAACGCGCTGCTGTTCGAGCAGGTCACCAAGAGCCTTTTCAACAATGCCAACCGGACGGCCACGGTCGACGGCATCCAGACGCCGTTCACCGTCGTCGCGCTCTACAACGCCGACGGTCAGGTGCCGCCGCCCTACAAGGGCCAGACGTTCGCCGGATCGCACACGCACTACCTGTCGTCCGGTGCCAACACCGGCCAGGTGGCGTTCGACCCGCAGGACTTCCTGGACATCGCCGGCACCATCGAGCACCACGGCTTCACGCGGGCCCAGGGCTACAACGTCATCTTCCTGATGAACCCGGCCGACGCCACCGCGTCCGTCGTCAAGTTCGTCCGCAACCAGGCGTTCGTCTCCGGCGGTTCGACGCAGGTGACTTCGCTGTACGACTTCATCCCGGCCAACGGCAGCAACATGTCGCTGCTGCTGCCCCCGGGGTACCAGCTGGTGGGTGGGCTCGCGCCCAACTCGTTCGCCGGTCTGGAAGTCGTGGGTACCTGGGGTCCGTACCTGTTCATCCAGGACTACCAGATCCCGCAGGGCTACGTGGTCGGTGCCGCGACGGCCGGACAGTCGTCCGACCTCAACATCATCGGCATCCGTGAGGACGAGGACCCCAACCTTCAGGGTCTGATCCTCAAGCCCGGCAACAACAACAACTACCCGCTGATCGACTCGGCGTTCATTCGGGGCGTGGGTGCCGGCGTTCGCCAGCGCGGTGCGGCGGCCATCATGAAGCTCGACGCCACCGGCGGTGCGTACACCGTGCCGGCCTCGATGGTCTGGTAAGGAGGTAACTCATGAGCATGGCAGTGGATCTCAGCACGCCGCTGACGAAGGATGAGGCCAAGTACCTCTCCACCCGTGGGCGGGACGCGGAACTGCACGGTGCGGCGGAGCGGCACGGCCAGGACGTCAACCAGCTCCTCTCCGGCCAGGCCGGTGACGGCACCGGCCCGGTGGTCACCCCGCTGGGTACTGGCGATCAGATGGTGGTCACGCCGGACCGGCTGCTGGCCCAGCTCCGCGACATGGGCGTCAACGTCCAGGTCGTGGACGAGCCGGTGGAGGACAGCGACGACTCCGAGGAGGACGACTCCGAGGAGGTCAACCCGGAGCTGTCGCCGTACGACGACTGGTCGGTCAAGCAGCTGGACGCGGAGCTGAAGCGCCGCAACCTTGCCACGACCGGCGACAAGAAGGCCAAGGCGGATCGGCTGTACGCGGACGACGATCAGGCCTGACGGCCAACGGAACGGAAGGCCGGGGCAGGAGAGCGCTGCCCCGGCCTTTCCCGCAGGGGAGGGCAATATGGCTACGGCGACTGAGATCGCAGCCTTCCGGCTGCTGATAGACGAGCAGGACGACAAAGACCCCTACACCGACGCGTCGCTAGGCGCGCGTCTGGACGCGGCCACCTCGCCGCAATCCCTGGCGGCCACCATCTGGACCGAGAAGGCTGCGGCGTACGCAGCTTTGGTCGACGTCAGCGAATCCGGCTCCAGCCGGTCGCTCGGCCAGCTCCAGGACAAAGCCCTCAACATGGCCAAGACCTTCCAGGCCATGGACCCCACTGCCCCCGGTACCGGCTCAGCCGTCCGGGGCACTCGCATGTCGAGGCTGACGCGATGACTCTCCGCGCGGCTGAACTCAAGGCGCAGCAGCGGATCTCGCGCGCGTTCATCGAGGCAGACGCACGGATGATCACTCTCATGCGTCCGACGCACACGAGCGACGGTGCCGGCGGAGATATCGTGGGTGAGCCGGTCCCCCAGGGCGCGCAGCTTCTCCGTCTGCTTCCGCAGGAGGACGGCGCGACCGCACGGACGACGGCGGAAGGCGAGACGGCCACCCCGCAGTACATCCTGATGGGCCCCTGGAACGCCAATATGGCTCGATTCGACGAGTTCAGCCTGGATGGCGTCCGGTACCAAATCGTCTACATCGACGACCGCAAGTATGAGCTCAAAGGCGAGGTGATTCGCCTTGGCGACTGAGTTCTCCTTCAGCTTCAACGCAGAGCAGTTGAAGCAGGGGCCCAAGAAGCTTGACCGGGACCTGGAGCGCGCGATGTACGCAACGGTTCGCTTCCACGACGCTGGCGCGGAGGCGTACATGAAGCACAACGCGCCGTGGAAGGACCGGACGACCAACGCCCGCAACGGATTGCGGGCCAAGGGCGTGAAGCTCGGCAAGAAGCTCTACGCGCTGTTGCTGACGCATTCGGTGACGTACGGCATCTATCTGGAGCTGGGGACGAAGTTCATGCACAAGCGCCCCATCATCGTTCCGACCCTGAAGCTGTACGGGCCAAAGGTCATGAAGACCTTCAACAAGATCTTGGACCGGCTATGAGAGCGACCATCCACCAGCTGCTCGTCGGAGTCCCACAGCTAACGGCCGTCATTCCAACGGAGCGCTGGTTTCAGTTCGGATCGGTCAAGGACGTACCACAGCTGCCGTTCGCCATCTTAAAATGGCTCTCGCCGGTTCGGAGCGACAGTGGCGCAGATCTCCACCAGCTTCAGGTCGTGATCTACGATAAGCACGGCAGCTATAAAAAGATCGACGACTTGTTGGGAGCGCCCTACAAGACAGGGACTTCCGTCTACAGCGTGCTGAGTTCGGTTGCCGGCTTGACCGGCCCGGACGGGTACGTGGCGCAGGCGGACTACCTGGGGCACTCCGGCGATGACGTTGACGTTGATTTCCAAGCAGGCATGAAGTTCAGCAGCTGGCAGATTGCCGGGAGGAGCCTCTAATGGCGACGGAGAACAAGGACGCGGTGGCCGCCGAAGAGGCCACCACCGAGCAGGACGCGCAGCCGCGCGAGTACCTGGAGTACATGGGGGAGGAGCCGTACGGCACCGCCTTCCTGTCCTCCCACACCATCCCCAAGGGAGATCCCTTTTGGAAGCGCTACGGGGTGAAGCCGACCAAGGACGTGGTGTGGGAGCGCGACCCGCTGGGGCCGGGTCACGGCCACGCCGGCAACCGGATGCTGCTGGCGGTGGAGGACATCGCGCCGGAGCTGGTTCCGGTGCTGGAGAAGCTTCCCAACGTCAAGCGCGTCAGCCTGGACGACTAGAACTGCGGTGCCCTAGCGGGATCAAGCATGGCGAGATCATCGACGGGGTGCTGGAGGTAAGTTGCCGGAGCGCTCGCTGCGGTAAGGAGCCGGGAGTGTTGGTACTCCATCGTTTCTCGGCTGAGGGCAAGTTCATCGGAACCAAGCGGTACCGAGAAATCTGAAGGGAGTGAAGCATGGCAATCAGCATTCACCGTATGCCCTACGGTCTGCGGGATGTCAAGGTGGCCACGCTCGACAACACTGGTACCAAGGGCACCCTGGTGGACCTGCCTGCGGCCCAGACGCTGGAGTTCACCGAGGAGACTACGAGCCAGACGCTGCGAGGCGACGACTCGGTGGTGGCCAACCGCGTCTCTATCGACAGCGTGAGTTGGACGCTGGAGTCAGGCGGCATCTCGCTGGAGGCGTACACCGTCATTGCCGGCGGCACCGTCACCACGACCGGTGTCACGCCGTCCGTCGTCAAGAAGTGGCGGCGCATGAACACCGACACTTACCCGGACTTCTTCGCCGAGGGCCAGTCCATGTCGGAGTCCGGCGGCGACCACCACCAGGTGCTGCACCGCTGCAAGGCCACCCAGATCTCCGGCACCCTCGCGGACGGCGAGTTCTGGGTCAGCCACGCGGAGGGCAACGCCATCGGCACCCTCACCGCCGCCAACGTCGGTGCGGTCTGGGACATGGTGGAGAACGAGACGGCCGCAGCCATCGTCTAACCTTCAACTCCGGGGCGCGTGTTCGTAGCCGCACGCGCCCCGGTCCCCAACTGTAAACCGCAAAACGCCAAGAGGAGCACAAGGATGCCAGGCGAGAGCACCAACATGATGGGCGACTACTCGATGGCCGAACTGTCGGCCATGTCGCTTGTTGAATTCGAGCAGGCCAAGAAGCGAGGATTCTCCAAGCCGCTGATTGCCGCGCCGGGCGAGGAGCGCCCTGCCGCTGCGGGAATCGCGGTCGGTTCGTCCGTTCCCACTCCGGTCGCGCAGCCGGCAGCCGGCAACGTCTGGGCGCGGAACCGTGCCGGGGGCAAGGATTTCGTCTGCCCGTCCGGCCAGACCTGCAAGCTCCGGCCCATCTCCATCGAAGCGCTGATGATGGAGGGCGTGCTGGACAAGGTGACCCGGCTGGAAGGCCTGGCCCAGATCCTGATCGACAAGGCAGAGGGCGCGCCCCCGGCCAAGCAGGTCATGCCCTCCAGGGAGGACCTGGAGGAGCTGCTCAATCTCGTCAACGTCATCGTTCCCCTCGCCGTGGCGGAGCCGCGCGTGTACCGCGACGACGACCCCAACGCCCCGGCCGACGCCATCCGCGTCAGCGACATCGAGCTGGACGACCGGATCGCCATTCTCAACCAGGCGATGTCGGGGTTGCAGAAGCTGGACCGATTTCGTAACGCCGGATAACCTGCTGAAGGCCTGGACCATGAGCAAGGCGTTGGGCCGCCCGTACTCAGAACTTGTTGGAATGCAAGGGCTTGAGGCGTACGCACTCGACGCAGCTGTGGTCCGTTGGGGCACGGCCTTCCAGGCGGCACTTGAAGGCGCTACCGCCGACGCCAAGACTCGCGCGGAGGCGGAACGGAAGGCAGGCACCATGGTACGCCGTTGGCTCCCAAGCCAGCGCGTGTATCGATAGCAGCGGAGGAGGTCGGCAGCCGTGTCGTATGACTTGGGGACAGCACATGGCAAGATCGTGCTGGACTACGACAGCGACAGGGCTGTCGGCCGAGCCGAGCGAGACATTGACAAGCTTGAGCGTAAGGCCAAGGAATCTGATGGGACGCTTGGCAAGCTAGGCAAGACGCTCGCCGGATTCGGTGCCGGTGCAAAGATTGCCGGCGTAGCCGTCTCAATGGGGGCAGCTGCCGTGCAGGCGGCTGCGTTCGCGATCAATCTGTTGGGCGCGATCCCCTCACTTGTCTCGATTGCCTCGCTGAGCGCAGCGCTCCCCGGCATCTACGTTGGACTGGCAGCGACGGTCGGGATCCTCAAGGCTGCCTTTGCCGGCGTGGGCGACGCCATCAAGGCCGCTTTCGATCCGACCAAGGCCGCGCAGTATCAGAAGGCGCTGGAAGGGCTGACGCCGTCCGCGCGTGCGTTCGTGGAGCAGCTCCACAATGCAGCCCCCGCGCTGAAGACTTTCCAGCAGGAGATCCAAGAGGCGTTCTTCAGCTCCAGCTTCCTGGCACAGCAGGTGCCTCGGATGATGAAGGCGCTGGCGGTGCTCCGGCCGATCGTGCTGGGGCTGGCAGGCGACTTCGGCGAGGTCACGCGGAAGGTCACCAACTTCGCGCTGAGCGCCGACACGATCACTTTCGTGCGAAACGCCATCGCCGCAACACGTGCAGCCTTCTCCGAGGCGTCCAGTGCCGTCCTCCCGCTGCTGGCCGGCATTCGCGCCGTCGGCGGAGTTGGCCTTCCGCTGATTACCCGGCTGGGCGAGGCGGTCGGGAACGTTGGAACTCAGTTCGGTCAGTTCCTCTCCCGGATCGCTGCCAACGGCACGCTGCAAGCCTGGATCAACGTTGCGATCGAGACGCTGAAGACTCTCGGCGGAATCGTCAAGAACGTTGGCCAGATCCTCTTCGATGTCATCAGCGCCGCGCAGCAGGCAGGCGGCGGACTCCTCGGCACGCTGGAGGACGTCACCGGCCAGATCGCTGGATTCCTTGGTAGCACTGATGGATTCCAGACGATGGTGGATCTCTTCAGCGCCATCCTCTCCGTCGCGCACCAGCTGGCTCCGGTCGTCATCACCCTAGTCTCGGCGCTGGCCAAGGCACTCGCTCCCGCTATCTCGCAGATCGCAGAGGTCCTGGGGCCGGTCCTGCTGCAGATCGTGGAGGCGCTGGCCCCTGCGTTCGCGCCGCTCGCTTCTGCGATTGCCGCGCTCGTGACGGCGCTCGCGCCGCTGCTGCCGCCCATCGCCAAGCTAGTCGCGCTGCTTGCCGGCGTACTCAGCACGGCGGTCAAGGCGCTGGTGGCCGAGTTCGGGCCACTCATCAGCATCATCGCGGACGGCCTGAGCCAGGCGTTTGACGCGTTCCTCCCCGTGGTTGATGCCATGGCTCAGGGGCTGCCGCTGGCCGCCGAGGCAGGCGCCCAACTAGCGAAGGCATTCGCCCCTCTGATTCCGGTGATCGTTGAGCTGGCGACCACTATCGCCGATGAGCTTGTCAAGGTCATGCCGGACCTGCTGAAGGCCGTGGAGCAGCTGCTCCCCATCTTCGTGCAGTTCGCCCAGCTGCTGACGCAGCAGCTCATCAAGGCGCTAACGGTCCTCATCAAGATCCTGCCGCCGCTGATCGAAGTCTTCGCCAAGCTCGCGCCGATCCTGTTGCAGATTGCGACTTTCGGAGTGCGCGTCGCGACCTGGATAATCCAGCTTTCCAACGTGATTCAGGCCGCTCTGGTCTGGCTCGGCAAGTTCGTCGTCACCCTGGCACAGGGCCTGGCGGGCGGACTCGTCGCGGCCTACAACGCGGTGGTGTCTGCCGGCGCGGCCGTGATCGACTGGTTCCGGTCGCTCCCCGGCCGCATCATGGACTTCCTCACGGCCCTCCCGGGGATGCTGAAGGACCTATTCATCGGAGCGCTGGAAGGCGTCGCGACAGCCATCGGCTTTAGCGCCGGTCTGATCGTTGGAATCTTCACCAAGCTGCCCGGCAAGATTGCCAACGCTATCGTGACGCTCGGTCCGCTCCTCTGGCAGTGGATGCAGAACGTCTGGGCGGGCATCCAGACGCGTGTCATCAACGGCGTCAACAACGCCATCAACTTCCTCAAGAACTTCCCCGGTCGCGCCTACAACGCGATGCTGAATACCATTACGCTCCTGCGGAACCTGGCGACTAGCGCCTGGAACGGGCTGGTCTCCAAGTTCAATGCCGGAGTCAACAACGCCATCAGCATCGCCAAGAACCTTCCGGGGCGGATCCGGTCGGCGCTTGGGAACCTGGGGAACCTGCTCCTCAACTCCGGCATCAACATCATCAACGGTCTGATAAACGGTATCAACCGGGGCATCCAGCGCGTGCTGAACCTGGTGCAGAACTTGGCGAGTCGGGTGAAGGGCGCGTTCAACGATGCGCTGTCGATCTTCAGCCCGTCGCGTGAGTTCCAGTGGTCCGGCGAGATGATTGGAGCCGGTCTGATCAAGGGCTTGAAGTCTCAGGTGGACGCGGTTAAGCGCGCAGGCCAGCTCCTCGCCAACACGGTGATTGCCCCGACCGTTACGCTTCCCGCAACGGCCAGCAATGCGGCGATGAACGTGGCAGTTGCCAACCCGGCGCGGACGGCACAGGACCAGAACGCGACGCGTACGTTCGGCCCGTACTCCATCGAGGTCGATGGAAAGGTGTTGGCATCCATCGTGATCGACACCATCACCGGCGCTCCCACGGTAGTCTCCAAGGCAGCGAATGAAGGCGACCGGCAGAAGTCCTTTGCCGGCTCTGGGCGGAGGTAGGAATGCGGTCATTCAGGCAGGTGCCCTCGCTGTACTTCGGGCAGCCTGGCAAGCAGCTTCAGACGCTGCCGTGGCCGTCTAATGGCATCGACAAGCCATACGAGCGGCAGACATTCGACTTCCTCACCGGCTCCGGCTTACACCAGGTGTCGTCGCTCTCCGTTGGGTCTCGCCAGTACACCATCAACTGGGACTCGATGCACATCGACACCTTCGCGCTCCTGGAGCAGTACCGGATCGGCGCGAATGGTCCCGGACCGTTCGTGCTGATCGACCCCAGCGCGCCGAATCTGTTGCCCGCCAACGTTTCCGCCGTCACGGGCGTGACCTCGCTCCCCAACCCGGACTTCATTCTCCCGACCGGCGGCGCGGGGCAGGGCTCCATCGGCGGAAACGTGCTATCGCAATACATCCATCGAGGGGCGGGCTGGGCTTCGCTGCGGTGGATCTTCAACTCTACGCCGGACGCCACCTGCATCCTGGCTCCGGCTCCGCAGTTCAGGAACTGGTACGGCGATCCGGTCGTCGCTGGCCTCCCGTACGCCTTCAGCAGCTGGGTCACTGTCGACGGTACCGTTGAGACCAATGCGTCCGTCTCCGTGCGACTCGGCTGGCTAGACAAGACCGGCGTGCAGCTCTCCGAGTCGTCCGGTACGGTGACTGCCGTAACTGGATGGACCCAGCTGAGCGTAATCGCTACGGCACCGGTCGGCGCTGTGTACGCGGTGCCGCGCTGGGTCCTGAACGGGACGACGATGGCCGTCGGTGGCGCGCTCTTCATCGACGAGCCGCTGTGGGAGCAAGACAGCGTCGTCAACAACTG